GTCTACACCGCTGAACGCGTCCATCCCACAGGATTCCCTGAAGTTCCCACTCCAGAAAGACTTGTGGGCATTGACCTTGAAACCAAACAGCGGCAAGGCCGAGCTGATCGCGGGTGCCTCGTCAGCGGGTACGATTAAGTCGTCCCCGTAGACGTAAACCCTCTCACTATACTTGCGTACAGTAGAAGGCGTGATGCGTACTCCTGCACTTGCTAACCTGATAGAAACGATCGCGATAAAAAAAGCGACCGACTCGATAGGAAAGCAGAGCGCCGACCCCATAGACGCAAACTTTCTAAGTGGAATAGTTCTACCACTCGGAAGGGTTGCTCTGGTAGAGCGACATGCAAACACCTGTTTCCTAAACCTAGGAACCGATGCGAGCATACGCCATACCAGACCAGAAGAAACCCGATCACTCGCTTCTGACATATCAAGAGTCGCAAGACTCCTATCAATGGAAGAAGAGAGTGCAAGTTTGGCATTTACGTCCTGACGAGCAAAGTTTACTCGTCCGCCTGTATAAAGCCCAGCATGCTCAATGCGAGGCTTAAGCCAAACCGCTATTGCTTGCTGTATGTATTGCATGCATACAGGTTCAATAGCAATTACTCGTGGACTCTTCTGGGTTTTAGGGACAAAGACAACCCTTACGGGTGTCTCGTCTCGGGGATGAACAACGGTACAACCTGGTAATATCGAAGCTTCCGAATCAAAGTTCAGTATCGAAGCGATACCAAACTCTGTAACAGGAAACTCAGATTCCAGTCTTGAAGGCCATGAAGGGAATCCGTACTTAAGATTGCCTCTAAGACCTTCTTGAGTGGTTCCAGGACCATGTCGAGGAACGTATTCTTCATAGGGATCCCCAAAAGGAACCCCAGAGAGAATATCGCTCCAAACAAGATTGCTGACACGAGAAAAAATGTCAGCCATCCTATTGGGGACGACATGGGACCGTAGTTCAAGCTCACACAGGCTAAAGGCGGCTTCGGCAGCTTTCTCTCTCGCGCTTGCGCACGGGAGTTTAAGCTTCTTCGCAAGTAGACAAATCTGTCTAACCGCAAAGATGCAATCCGGATCCGCTTCGGCCAGGAGTACTCCATCAGGACCAAAAATCCTATCCATGTACCCTCCAAGAAATTGGGGGCAGCATGTTCCTCTCCGGAATCGAAACTTCGGAAAGAGAGCTGGCGATAGGCGACCGATCTCGAGGGCTCTTTCGAGACCCTGAGCGTAGGTCGGAAGAGTGATAGTGAGAAAGCTATCACCTTCATTTAAGGTCCTCCTCGCGATCGTAATAAGATCGCGCTTGGGGTTGGCACCACACTTAGTGCTACTGTCAAGTAGCACTTGCACAAGGAGTTCTACGAGGCTTTTCAGGCTACCCTCCTTTCGGAAGGAACACCTCCAAGGTCCCCGTCCCTTTTACTACTCCATCGACGTCTTAGCGATCAAGTCTCGCCGTTAACGATGCGGCTGAAAAGCGGATCTACTGATACTCCAACGGAGACCAGAAACCCGCCAATCAGATGCATCTGTTTACGGAAGATATGAGTCGATGTAGACGTCGACTGAATGGGCCCTGTAACGGGCACATCAGCCACGACATAGACCGACTGATTAAAACTCACGTTCTGATCAGGAACAGTAGCTGATGGCATAAAGCCGGAAACGGTATACCTTGCGGTAAACCGGTTACGGCGGCCATAGTTATGTCCGATGAACAGAATATGATCATTTTGATCAGGGTCTAGACCGCGATAAGTGGAGTGATCCGCGGCTCGTTCAGATGCTGGCAGTGAGGTGTTTTCACCTGCATTGGCAGTAATCGTCGACCAGTCGCGGTTCAAAATAAAAGGGTCGGAAAACATCGAAGTTCCTTGTGTTTAAGGTTGCGGATACATAGACGAGGTTCACACCTGGTTTATGCTCCTACGATCACCCGATCTGGTAAGACCGAGCGCAGCGAGGATAGCCCACTG